TCGTAGATACTTATGGTGGATGGGCTCCACATGGTGGTGGTGCATTTAGTGGCAAGGATCCAACTAAAGTAGATCGTTCAGCGGCCTATATGGCCCGTTGGCTAGCAAAAAATGTAGTAGCTAGTGAAATGGCTGACTGGTGTCAAATACAGTTAAGTTATGCCATTGGTGTTAAAGAACCTACATCAATATATGTAGAATCAAATGGGCATAATCGTTCTATAGAAAAGTTTATTAGATCTAATATTGATTTAACACCGTTAGGAATCATTGACAGATTTGATTTATTCAACTATAATAACTATAGTGAGAACTGTGTTTACGGACACTTTGGTAATAAAAACGTACCCTGGGAGAAAATAGGATGGGAATAACAGATAAACTTAAAAGCATGCTAGGCCAGAAAGAACAGCCTAAGAAAGGTAAAAAGAAATTATCAGCTAAAGAATTAGCAGATAAAAATAAAGAACCATACATTAATATAGTAAGTATGGATGTTGATCCAGAAAATTTAAATGACGGAGCATTTGAACTTGATTGGAATGATATTTTTATTGCTAGATTAATAAAGGCAGGGTATCAAGGAAAAACTGATCAAGCTCTAGTAGATCAATGGTTTCAAAATATCTGTCGAAACGTAGTAATGGAAACATATGAGCAGGAACAAGCAATGAATCCTGGGATGAAAACTAACAAGCGTGACTTAGGTGACGGTAAATCGGAGATATCATAATGGACTTATCATTTATTACAGCAGATTTCTTAAACAATATATCATGGTGGGACGGTATCATTTATATCATAATGGCACTGGTTGTATACGCACTTATCAGATGGATTAACAAAAAGATATGAAACTAGAAGACACACCTTGGTTCAAATCAACACCAGTAATGGACCATCCATTATTTTTAGTATTTGAAGACAAGTATCCTGTAACTAAAGGACACTTGCTATTTGTTCCTAAACAAGACGATCCAAAGCACAGAAAAGCCTGCTTTGAAGAAGCATATGATTGGGGATTAGATCTATATCAAAAAGGTTATTGCACTGGTTTTAATATAGGTCAAAACGTAGGCGAGTCAGCAGGACAAACAGTAATGTATCCTCATGTACATATGATTCCACGCACAGACGGCGATTGTGCAGATCCTAGAGGCGGTGTACGTGGTGTTATTGCAGAAAAACAGAAGTACTAGATGATACTACTAATTAATGGCGACAGCCACACAGCAGGTGCTGAAGCAGTTAATCAACACAGCTTTGCCTATGATGATCCTAAGTATGTAAACATGCACCGTAGTCCTCATCCAGACAATCTAAAAGCGAGTTGGGGTATAAAGTTAAGTAAGATGTTATCAGCTACACCACACGTATTGGCAGAGTCAGCAAGTTCAAATAAACGTATTCTACGCACTACTAGACAGTTCCTCAATGAGAAGTGGGACGGCAATGATGATATATTGGTAGTGATTCAATGGTCAACTTGGGAACGACAAGAGTGGGAGATCGATGGAGAATGGTTCCAAGTTAATGCATCAGGCATTGATCATGTGCCAGACAGTCATAAGAAAAAATATAAAGAATTCGTAGCTAATGTTGACTGGCAAGAATGTACTCGTCATTGGCACAATGAAATATGGAAATTCCATAATGAGTTAACTGATAAAAACATACCTCATGTTTTCTTTAACGGTAATACAGACTTTGCACAAATAAGAGATCAAAAAGATTGGGGAGCAAGTTATATTGGTCCCTATGACAGTAAACTAACATATCATAACCAATTACAAGAACTTGGATTCCAGACAGTAACCAAAGACAGCTATCATTATGACGAAAAAGCTCACAGTGAATGGAGTAAAGTTATGGTACGGTACATTATTGACAATAAACTCGTTTGATCGTATAATACTAGTATGAGATACTTATTAGTAGACACAGCAAACACATTCTTTCGTGCTAGACATTCAGCATTTAGAGCAAGCGATACTTGGGAAAAAGTAGGCTTTGCACTTCATGTTACTCTAGCAAGCATAAACAAAGCACACAGAGACCAAAAAGCAGATCATGTTATATTCTGTTTAGAAGGACGCTCATGGCGTAAAGACTTTTATGAGCCCTACAAAAAGAATAGAACTGTGGCTAGACAAGCACTAACTGACAAAGAAGCAGAAGAAGATAAAGCATTCTGGGAAAGCTTTGATGCTATGAATACTTTTATTAAAGAAGGTACAAACTGTACAACATTACAGCACAAAGAGCTTGAAGCAGATGATTTGATAGCTGGTTGGATCCAGAGTCATCCCAATGATGAACACATTATTGTAAGTTCAGACACAGACTTTTATCAACTGTTAGCAGAAAATGTAAAACAATACAATGGTATCACAGATGAGCTACACACACTTGAAGGTATCTTTGATAAAAAAGGTAATCGTGTGCTAGATAAGAAAACTAAAGAGCCTAAGGTAGTACCAGATCCTGAATGGATACTGTTTGAAAAATGTATGCGTGGTGATGCTACAGATAATGTATTCTCTGCTTATCCAGGTGTACGTAAAAAAGGTACACGTAACAAAGTTGGATTAGTTGAAGCTTTTGAAGATAAAAAGAAAAAAGGTTACAACTGGAATAATATGATGTTACAGCGTTGGGTTGATCACAATGAAGAAGAACATCGAGTGTTAGATGATTATGAACGTAATTGTATTCTAGTAGACTTGACAAAACAGCCAGATGACATTAAAGTTAAGATAGCACAAACTATTGCTGAAGGGTCTAAAGCAAAACAGGTTCCGATGGTAGGAGCTAAGTTCTTAAAGTTTTGTGGCAAATATGATTTAGTAAAACTAAGCGATAACGCTAACACAATGGTTGACTGGATGAACTCCAGTTACCCAGAGAAAGGGTAATGGACAACTACAACGAAGAACAATTTAAAATTGATTTTCCTAAGACAGAAATTGGAAAAAGACTATTAGCTGAAACACCAAGATGGATGACTACTAGGTATTCACCCGTTGACTATGATGCTCAACCACGTGACACTGTACTAACTTTACGTGTTGCTCCATTTTTTTATATACTGAAGTTATTGGAAAAGAATCCTAAACAAATAGCAGACATTGGGTGTGGCTCAAACTTTTTTAAAAATTTTATTCCTGAGATACACGGAATTGATCCAGTAGAGAATCCTAATGTTGATCAGGTTGATTATTTTGACGAGGACTTTAGTATTGGACACACAAACAAATTTGATTGTGCCATGGCTATCAATTCTCTACATTTTATTTCATTGACTGACATTACTAAACAACTTAATAATTTTTCTAATATCATTAAACCTGGTGGTAGAGGCTTTATTACATTTAACGTTAAAAGAATGATAGAAGTAACCAAACCAAGTGAACTGATCTCGAATGAACAGTTATCATCACATATCAAACAACAAGTTGATCTAGCATTATCAAATGTGTTAGCATATGATGATTATATTTTTCAACAACCAGATGTAGTAGATGATTTCTATCTGAACGGGCACATTAGAATAGTATTTGAAAAGGAGAAGTGATATGGCAGTAACAGCAAAAGGTATTGTTAAAAATAAGTTTTGGGTTCTAATTGAAAACAAACAACGTATAGGAGAAATATCAGCTAACAGTGTCGGTAGAGGTTATTCAATTACATTTCACGGTGCCCGAGAAAATGTTGATACTGTTAACGATCTTAAAATTGGCAGAAAGAAGATTAGATTTGTTGATCCTCCTAAACGCGAATTTTTAGAAAGAGATCAAGTACACGGTTATCCTACAGACTCTGAACCATTTAATGGTGTATGGGACCTATCGCATAAGGCGCCTATATACACCAAAGAAGACAATAGTAAGAGTTGGTTCTGTGCAGGATGGTTCCTAATTAAAAAAGGACGTAATTGGAAACAAGAGTTTTGTCCAAAGTTAATTACTATTGAACGTTATGATCATCGAGGCCCGTATCAATCACAGTCAGATCTACTTAAAGTTAAAGCATAATGCAACATATCAAACGCTTTATAGATCGGTTAAATGACCTGCAAGTAACCAACAGTAAAGATTTTACTATGAGTATGCACGAAGCAAGATTATTGCATACAGACATCACAAAATTGCTTATAGACACTAAACAGTCAGCAAAACCCACAGATGAAGTAATTGATGTTAAAATAAAGGGCGATCCCTTTTAAACTACGTAGTTTATTGGATAAATAATAGCAGTTAACTATTAGGTATCATTAAACTATGAGTCGTCCAAGACCTCAAGTGTTGGTTGAAATAACCAATAAAGAAACATATAAAACAGAACAAGTATTAGCAAGTGATGGAATATGGGCTGTGTATTTTGAAGAACGCCCTATTAATCTAAAAACAAGTAACTATCTTGTGCAATACCCTGGTCCTAAATATAAGAAAGTATCATTTAGTAACCCTGGACATGCCATCAATCTAGCAAAAAAACTCAACGAACAATTTCAAACTGACAAGTTTTCTGTTGTACTGCTCGACAAGGGCAAAGTAATATATCCTGAAAGTGGAAAGAAAACTAAATCTAACTAAGCAAATACTTGCTACTCTTGACAAACCCTTTGCTGAAGAAATCGCATTAGCTACTTGGTGGACAAATATACAAGACACTGGTGGCATGGGGTTGACCGAACACGGATATAATTTATTCACTCAACAGTTAGATATTAAATCATACGAGTGGGACATAGAAGCCAATTCAGCTTTGGGCAATCGTATAGTATTAGCTCTTGACAGAAAGATGGAATTTCCGTATTATATAAAAAGAGCAAGAAGTAAAAAAACAAAAGGTAAGTTATATTTGTTTGGAGAACGAGATGCTGTTCTCATTAATCTTTGTGGTAGTTTAGAAAAATTTGTAGAGAATACATTAGTATAGCCCGGTTAGCTCAGTAGGTAGAGCACTTGACTTGTAATCATGTTGTCGCCAGTTCGATTCCGGCACCGGGCACCAATATTATGTATAAGCAAGGTCATTAAAAAGGAGAATTAAAAGATGGCAGGACCAAGAGTACACCCAGGTAAACGTAAAGCAAATCCAAACGCAACTAAAAATGGTAAACCAAGAATTAAAGGCTGGTCTAAAGCCAAACTTGAAGAAGCAATAGAAAATGCGGCACGCAACAAAGAAAAAGCAAGATACAGAACTGAGATACAAAGACGCTTTACAGTATAGCAATCAACCCATAAGTATCAATAGCTGTTAGTAGAGCATAGTTTGCTAGCAGACCAAAACTACCACGACTAATGGCGGCCCAAGAGTATAACGAACAACCTATTACCCAAAGTAGATATATTATCAATAGAGGAGGATTAGGGACAGTGGCCGCCATAATCACGCTTGCTGATATACTTAATACCCAAGCGACAACTTCAACTATAAACCTGACTGGATGAGATTTATAATCTTTATTAATAAACTTAACAACTTTACCTATTGGAATCATGCTATTACTTAGTTAAAATAAAGGTTGACATTTATTACTATCGACCATATAATAACTCCATGCTTAGAAATTTAAAGTATACGATTACATTTATGCACCCTTCGTCTATCGGTTAGGACACCGGGTTTTCATCCCGGCAAGAGGAGTTCGATTCTCCTAGGGTGTACCACTTTTAAGGAGTTAACATGGCTTACGATGCAAAGAGAAGTTTCACAGTTGAAGTTGCAACAGAAGAAAAGTTTCCCGGCGGTAAATATGCAATGGTAATAACAGCTGGTAAAAGAGCTCGTGATCTACAAAATGGAGCAACACCGTTGATTTCTGGATTAGAATCACACAAATCTACTGTAGTGGCACTAATGGAAATTGACGCAGGACTAATCACTCCAGATTATCCAAACGATCACGTTGAACCTAAAACTAAGGAGGCGGTAGAAATTAATGGATAATGATGAGTTAAATCGCTTGAATGAAACAATGTCTGAAGAGGACCTAGGACAACTTCACTCTATCCACAACAACATGAATCACATAGCCGAAGTTGCTCGTAAATTAGAAGAACAGGCTAAAAAACCAAGTGCAAAAGAATGTCAAGAGTGCGGAGACGATATTCCTGAAGCTAGACGTCTAGCAGTTAAAGGTGTACAGTTATGTGCTCCTTGTCAAGAAATTCTTGAACTTAAAGGTCAACAATTCCAAAAATAAATGGTATTTTTGGTTGACCAATAATTCGTAATTCGCTATAATAGTAGTAAGAAATAAGGAAACAGACATTTTTAATTTTTAGGGGTAGAGATTATGAATAGCAAACAATTTGATGCATTAGAAGCTGGTACTAAAGTTTTAATCAAAGCATGGGATCATAACATAAGTGATCAAGTTGAAACTGTTGCTACATATAACGGTTGGTGTGATCATCCTGATTGGGGTACTGCTGTTAATGTTAGCTACGAAAATGTTGATTGTCATATGGATAGTTTGTTTTCAAATGAGAGAGAAACAGAAACAGATATTCCTGTGTCACAATTTCAAAAAAATGTTATTCAAGTTATGGAGGTTGCGTAATGGATATTTCAAAAATGAATAGAAAAGTATTTGCACAACCAGGTGATGGTGCTGAGTACGCTTTAATCAAAGGTAAAACAGTTTATATGATTTCAGCACAAGACATTGAAGAAGCAATGGCTAAGTTGAAAAAACAAGCTGGCGTACCAAACAACTGGAAAGTATCAACAGAAAAAGCAGTTCTTATTCCAGGTATATGGGAATACCAAATGGCAACTTTTCAAGGAGAGGCGTAATGGATATAACAAACGCAGTAAGAGTGATGTATGATATCAGTCGTCAAGTTATGCCAGCTGATGGCAATTTAGCACGTGATATACAGATATGTGCCGAACAACTAAGAATGAAAAAAGATTTTTCAGACGAAGTGGAGGGTTAGACAATGATAGACACACTAGTTAAAAGATATATAGCAGGGCTTGAAAGAGATTGGAACAAACACGGTACTTCATTGACTAAAACTTGGGTAACCAACGAAGGTAAAAAGTATATTAAAATATCTTCAGGTTACAATGAAGATGGCCAAGTTGTATCACAGAGTGTTGACGCTTTCATTGATAAAAACACTGGTGATGTGTATAAGCCAGCAAGTTGGAACGCACCAGCTAAAGGTGTAAGGTATAACTTGTTTGACGATATTGATTATTTAGAAAATAACTGTGGTTCAGGTCATTTATACATGAAATAGGTTGACTTTTGGTTATTTTGGTTGTATACTGTAAGTAAGACAATTAGATAAAGGGGCAGACAATGGGATTAGATATGACAGCTTACGCAATAGATCCAACAGCAGACAAAACTCAAGAGCCTACAAAACTTGCAGAGTGGAGAAAGCATCCTAACTTGCATGGTTGGATGGAAAAGTTATATCGTGCCAAGGGTGGTACTGAAGAACAGTTTAACTGTGTTGATGTTGAGCTAACCGAAGCTGATCTTAACAAACTGTTTGAAGCTGTTTGTAAAGGTAGACTGCCTGATACTACTGGCTTCTTTTATGGTGGTGATGCTGATGACTTTTACAAACAGAACGATAAGTTCTTTGTTAAAGATGCCTTAGAAGCAATAGCTAAAGGTATGAAAGTTTACTATAGCTCATGGTGGTAAGGAGATAATATGTTAAATTTTTTTATAGGTGTATTAGTAGGTATGTTAGTAATGGATTTTTTATGGGCTTGGCAGATTGGGCTAGTTGAAAAGGTTATACAATACGTTAGTATTAAATGGAAACTTTTTCGAGCTAGGTCACTGTAATGGGTGACAACTATCATCAACAAGGCGATATAGACAACAGTGATTTTAGTTTTGGAGAAACAACAGACAGTGATTTTAGATTTTGGGTCAATGAGAAATGGTTTGACTATCGAGAAGAATGTCTAGCATGGGAAGGTAAAATGCCAAAAGGTAGCCCAAAAGATTACTTCAACAAGTATAAATGGTTTTTGAAAGAAAAGTATAAACAGGAGAATAAGTTATGAATGAAGCAGTGGTAACTTTAATGTTAATCACATCCACAGGATTCTATCCAGGCCCTCAATATGATACCTTTGAAGAATGTGAGGCTCTAAGTAGTGAGATTACACATTTTACAACATTCTGTCACTATAAGGAAACAACCAACATATCAGATTACAGTGATCAACTCAGTCAGTTCCTTAAAGAATTTAGAAAGCAGTTAGATGAAACTAAAGAAGAAAATAACAAAGAAGCAGTACCTTCAATATAAGGCATGGTCTTATGTAGTTGTCATTCTACTTATTATGTTAAGTGGATATTCAACATATCAACAGTGGCTTAATCCTTTAGGTCTAGAAATAGAAAAAAATCCAAAACAACACGACGGCAGTCAAGAATTTCAAAGACCTATAGAGTTTGAAAGCACAGTAGAACCAGCACCAGATAAAGATGGTACTACAAGATACTTAGGCCCCAATGAACTTGAAGCACTTGACGGATTAACTACAGAAAGTGAAGACTTTGTTATGTCACCTGAAGATCAAAAAGTATTTGAAGAACTTAGACAAAAAGAAAATTATCAGGAAGACATAATAGTGGTTGACTAGTAAATCACATTATTATATAATGTTTGTAAGTTAGAAATTTATTAATAACACGGGGGTGTAAAAATGTCAGACACAAGAACTATAACATCACAAGATGCTAGAACAGGACTTAGAAAATGTTTTGAAAAACAACGTCCTGTATTCCTTTGGGGTCCTCCAGGTATAGGTAAATCAGAATTAGTAGCAGATATTGCCAATGACATGAAAGGACATATGATTGATCTACGTTTAGGTCAAATGGATCCAACAGACATCAGAGGTATTCCTTTTTATAATAAAGAAAACGGATTAATGGATTGGGCTCCTCCAATTGATTTACCTAGTGAAGAACTTGCTAAAGAATATCCAGTTGTTATATTGTTCTTAGATGAAATGAATTCAGCGGCACCTGCTGTACAGGCCGCGGCATATCAGTTGATATTAAATAGACGTGTTGGTAAGTATCATTTACCAGACAATGTTGTTATGGTAGCCGCAGGTAACAGAGAGTCAGATAAAGGTGTTACTTACAGAATGCCTACTCCGCTTGCTAATAGATTTATTCATTTAGAAATGAGAGTTGATTTTGAAAGTTGGGAAGAGTGGGCTGTTAAAAACAAAATACATAAAGACGTTATCGGTTATCTTGCATATAGTAAACAAGATTTATACGATTTCGATCCTAAGAGTTCGAGTAGGGCGTTCGCTACCCCCCGTTCGTGGACCTTTGTCTCAGAGTTACTTGAAGATGAAGATTCAGACAAGAACGTTCTACTCAACCTAATAGCAGGTAGTGTTGGAGAAGGTCTGGCTGTTAAGTTTATGGCACACAGGAAAGTAGCTGGACAGATGCCTAATCCAGAAGACATACTTGAAGGTAAGGTAAAAGAGTTAGAGATTAAAGATATATCAGCTATGTATTCGTTGGTAGTATCCATGTGTTATGAGCTTAAAGCCAGACAAGAGAACGACATTGAAGAAGCTAAATGGCTTAAAAATCTTGACTGCTTCTTTGAATATATGATGAAAAACTTTGAAACAGAGATTGTAGTAATGGGTGCTAGAACTGCTCTTACTACATATGACTTAAAGTTTAGCCCAACAAAACTTAAGAGCTTTGACAAGTTTCATGATAAGTACGGGAAGTATATATTAAAAGCAAGTCGTTAAGATGAGAACATTTAAAGTAAGAAGAACAACAGTGCAATGGAACGCACACCCAACTTTCCTCTACAGTGTTGAGTTTGACCGTATAAGTTATCAACAGGCAGTAGAGGATTTTGCCGAGGCTGTGGCCTGGTGTTGGGAGTCATGGGGTAGTTCGATTGACTTACAGAGTTGGCAAAGACTAAAGAAAAGAGAGAGATCTAATCAGTTCTGGTGTTGGGATAATCAGAACAGTGTACATCCTAACAGAATATACTTGTCGTCATCTAAAGAAGTTGACGCATTTCTATTGAAGTGGAATTAATCAATGAAGGTAAAGATACCAAGTAAATTTAAGTTTCAAGACACTGTATTACACAAGGTTGCGAAACCTTTTGACTTTACTAAACCTGAAAAGAATTTACACCTGGCAACTAAAATGTTAGACTTTATGATAAAGTCAGAGGGCATAGGACTTGCGGCGCCACAGATTGGTATACCAGCTAGAGTGTTTGTTGTGCAGACTGACTTTAGTACAGGAGGATTACCTATGCACTGTTTTAATCCTCGTATAGTTAACTATAGCGAACAGTTAATTCAAATAGAAGAAGGGTGTTTAAGTTTTCCTGGGGAGACCATGAAGATAAAACGTCCGGCACAGATAGATGTAGAATACCATAACCATAAAGGTGATTTAATCAAAGCATCACTCTGGGGTATAAAATCTATCTGCTTTCAACATGAACTTGATCACCTAGATGGTATAGTTATGCACAATCGTTTTGAAGAGCAAAATGAAAAAGTATCCAGTTAAAGTGAGATGGAAACAAAGAGACACTGTACGCCAATGGAATGAAGAAATGGCCTGGGTTACTGAACAGTTTGGACTACCTGGAAAGAATTGGCAAGCTGATGTAACTGATCAAGCTATAACTATATTCTTTAATAACGAACGTGATGCTGTTGCGGCCAGTTTAAAATTAGGTGGTTACTTGTGGAATGAATAACCCATTTGACTACATAACAGAGTTTGAAGAAGCACTAGCACAATACACAGGCGCTAGGTACTCTGTAATGACTGATTGTTGTACACACGCACTTGAACTATCTTTCTTAGCAACGGGCTTTAAAAAGACAGAGTTTACTCCTTACACTTATATTTCAATACCAATGATGCTA